GGATCGGCGTCCGCCAATGGAACCCTCCCGTCGATCTCGCTGTCTGCCGCGGCCGGATCAGCCACAGGCGCCGCGACGACGAGTGCAGCCCTACCAACCGCATCACTATCTTCTCCTACTGGGGCGGCAACCGGATCGGCGACCACAGGAGGAAGCCTCGCGCTGTTGTCGCTGTCGGCGCCCGCCGGATCGGCGTCGACAGGCGGGGCCGTGTTGGCGACAGGAGGAATTTCGCCAATCGTATTGTCCGCCCCGTCCGGCTACGCGACCGGCGCGTCCACGGCATCCTGCGCGCTGGCGGAGATCTTCCTGACATCTCCTCTCGGCAATGCTTTGTCCGGGACAACGCCAGTCCTTGCCAGACGCCGAACTGTGGCCGGATCTGCTTTCAAATTCGCAAGGCCCGCATCATTGAGCACCAGGAGGCGCGAATGCCGCTGATCCTTATCACCCCGCCTGCCGTCGAGCCCATCACTGCCGCAGAGATCAAACCGGCGGCACGAATCGACGGGACGGAATTCGACGGGCAGATTGCAATGGTCATCCCGGCGATTCGAGCGCAAGCAGAACATCTTCTTGGGCGCCGTCTGATCACGCAAACCGTTGAGCTGGTGCTGGACGATTTTCCTTCGGAAGTCGACATCGATCTGATGCTGCCCGACGTGCAGAGCATCGTCAGCGTCAAATACTACGATGCTTCCGGCGTGCAGCAGACGATCGACGGCAGCGCGTACTACCTCGACTCAGAGAGCACGCCCTGCTGGCTGATCCCAGTATCCGACTGGCCGACGACGGGCGACTATGCCAATGCCGTTCGTATCCGGTACGTCGTCGGATACGGGAATGCGGCAGCCGATGTGCCGGCTGATGTCCGTCTGTGGATCATTGCCAGTTGTCAGTCTGCGCTCGACAATCAGCCACTGCCCGCATGGATCGACAGGTTGCTGGACGCTGAAACCGTGCATCGGATCGCCTGATGCAAGCCTATTCATTCGGGCGCGGAAAGGTCGCCCCCGTCCATCTCCTGGACAAGAGAATCACGCTGCAGTCTCCGACGATCACGCGCGACGAGGCCGGCGGCGAGATATTGTCATGGGCAGACGTGGGAACGGTTTGGGCGTACATCAACCCACTGTCTGGACACGAACTGGCCAACGCGCAGGCCTCGTTCGCCGAAGTCACGCACATGATCATCATCCGCTGGCAATCGGCGTTCTCCGACCCGCAGGCCATGGCAAAAATGCGCATCGTCTATGCCGGCAGGCGCTTCGCCATCGGCTCGGCAGTGGATATCGACATGGCGCACCAGTTCCTCGCGATTTCGGCTCAGGAAGGGTTGGTCGATGGATAGCATGATCGACTTCGACACATCCGGCATATTTGCAGAGCTTGAGCAGTTCAAGGGGCATATCAAGGCGCCGCTGATCAGGACCGGCAGTGCGGCAGCAGCTCGCGTGCTCTACGAAGAAGCTCGCCGGCTCTGCCCGGTCAAGACCGGGCTGCTGAAATCTTCAATCTACCGAGTGCTTTCCGAGTCAGAAAGCAAGCCTGGTCGAGTCGTCTATCACGTGTCATGGAATGTCCGAAAGGCGCCGCACGGCCATTTCATCGAATTCGGCACCAGCAAGGCGGCGGCCCGGCCATTCCTCCGCCCAGCCTACGAGTCCGCCAAGGCTGAGGCCATCGCCGCCGGAATCGAGGCCATGAGGCAGAAAATCCAAGATGACGGTTGAATCAGCCATTTTCGACGCGCTGACCGGGCTGGTGTCCGGCCGCGTTTATCCCGACGTGGCGCCGGCCGGAGTTGCGCGGCCGTACCTCGTGTTCCAGCAGGTCGGCGGCGAGTCGGCGCAATACCTCGACAGCACGCTGCCGAGTCGCAAAAACGGCCGCTTCCAGATAGCCGTCTGGGGCGATTCGCGAACATCGGTTGCTGCGCTCGCGCTATTGGCAGAGCAGGCAATCGCCACGTCTGCCGCATTCCAGGCAGCTCCGATCGGCGCGCCAGTGGGAGATTACGAGAGCGACACGAAGCTCTACGGAGCACGGCAAGATTTTTCGATCTGGTCCGCCAGATAAATTTCACCGGCCGAAAGGCCAAACAAGCAAGCCGCCTCCGGGTGGCTTTTTTTTGCACGACCGAAACGCCGTGAGGCGCCGGGGGCCGGGAAAGCCGGCCCATTGACCAAAGGAGCATCACCATGGCTGCACAACTTCCGGACGGCGCTACCGTCCTCCTTGCCACCACTTACGGATCGGCAAAGACCGTCTCTGCCGTCACCAACGCAAGCCCGGCCGTCGCCACCTCGACGGCGCACGGCCTGAGCAATGGCGCCCTCGTTCTCGTTGCGTCCGGATGGTCGCGACTCAATGCGCGGGTTCTGCGCCTCGCGTCAGTGGCCACCAACGCCGCCTCGTTCGAGGGGTTCGACTCGTCGAGCACGTCTGTTTTTACCCCAGGCGGCGGAACCGGAACGATGACCGAAATCACGGCACTGACGCAGATCAGCCAAATCATGGGATTCGAGACATTCGGCGGCGATCAGCAGTTCGTCAACTACAGCTTCCTAGAGCAGGATTTCGAGACTCAACTGCCGACGATTACCAGCGCGCAGTCGATCAAGATCACCATCGCCGACGACCCGAGCCTGGCCGGTTACATCGCCCTCAAGGCGGCCGGCGAAGCGCGCGCAACCCGCGCACTCAAGCTGCTGCTCAAGGACGGGTCATTCGTGCTCTACAACGGCGTGGTCAGCTTCAACGAAACGCCGACCGTCACCAAGGGAGCAATCATGACCGTCAGTGCCACATTCAGCCTGACCGGCCGCCCGGTTCGCTACGCCAGCTAATCCACGCCGGATTTCATCCCGCCGGGTCGCTACCGGCGGCCTTTTTCTTTTCAGGACGCACAAAAATGGCAAAGAAACTCATCCTCGCGGCATCGCCGACATTCAAATCCAAAGTGGCAATCCCCATTCCAGGCGGATCGCCCGTGCTTGTGGAATTCACCTTCAAGCACCGGCAGAAGGACGACCTGTTCACGTGGGCGCAAAATTTGGCCGGCATGGAAGATGTGGATCTGGTCAAGGACGTTGCCAGCGGCTGGGATCTTGACGACGAATTCAACGATGCCAACATCATAGCACTGACGCAGACCTACTGCGGATCTGCGCGCGCCATCCTGGACAAGTACTTTGCGGAGCAGACCGGCGCCAAGTTGGGAAACTAACCGCGATCGGCGCTGCGCTCTATCCGAGGGCGCGCGACGAAAAAAAGCTTGAAGCTTTCGGGCTTTGCGCTGCTGACTACGATGGTGATCCTGTCGATGTATGGCCGGAGCATGTCCGCGCGCTTGAGATTTTCCAGCGCCTTCGTACGCAATGGCGGCACGGACATAGCGGGCCGACCGGGCTGGACTATGCCGCTGTCTATCCGCTGATCGACCGCGCTACGTCGGCCGCCGACGAGTGGGATTTGCTGCTGACAGAAATACAGCAAATCGAGATTGGCGCGCTCAACGAAATGCACACGAAGGACGACGAATGAGCAGCACGACAATCGGCAAGGCGCAAATCGAGGTAGCGGTAGGCGCCTCGGGCGTCGACGTGGGCGTCAGCAGTGTGAAACGCAGCCTCGCCGGACTGGCCGATGCCGCAGCGCAAGCCGGCGCACGGGGCGCGAGGGGCGTCAGCGCGATCGGCGATGGCGGCGATTCGGCAGCAAAAAAAGTTGAGCAATCAACCCGGTCGCTCATCGGTTCTATCCAGCGCACTACTGCGGCGCTGGAGGCAGGCAGCAAATCCGGCGCGGAATATTTTCGGGTGCTCGCTGCTCAGCGTGGCGTCGACCCAAGTGTTCTTCGCCCGTACCTTGATCAGCTTGATGCCGTCCGTGCTCGCCAGGAAGCCATTTCGAGGTCGGCGGCATCGGCCTCCCCGTCTATTTTGGCCCTTTCCGGGGCCATGTCGAGTTTCTCTCCATCGGCCAACGCGGCGGCATCCTCGCTCAACAGAGTTGGCATGTCGGCACGCGCCACTGCCGCAGCCATGCGCGGGGTGCCGGCGCAGTTCACCGACATCATCACTTCGCTGCAAGGCGGGCAAGCGCCGCTGACAGTGCTGCTGCAGCAAGGTGGCCAGCTCAAGGACATGTTTGGCGGCATCGGGCCGGCAGCCAAGGCGCTCGGCGGATACATCGCCGGGCTGATCTCGCCGCTGACGCTTGCCGGCGCATCGGTTGCCGCGCTCGGCGTTGCGTACTACAAGGGATCTCAGGAGGCTGCTGCTTATTCCAACGCGCTGATACTCACCGGCAACGCGGCGGCCACGACGACCGGACATTTGCAGGATATGGCCGCAAAAGTGAGTGCGGCGACTGGCGCCACTGTCGGCGCATCGGCCGAAGCGCTCTCCGCTCTGGCAGGAAGTGGGCGGATTGCGGCAGATGGATTCGAGAAATTCGCCGCGGTTGCTGTGCGCTCGCTCAAGCTGCTCGATACCCCGATTGAGAATACCGTCAAGCAGCTCGAAGATCTCGGAAAATCTCCTGTCGCCGCGTCGGTCAAGCTCAACGAGGCGACAAACTACCTCACTGAGTCAGTCTATCGGCAGATCAAAGCATTTGAAGATCAGGGTTTGAAATCCCGCGCGGCGCAGGTTGCACAAGAAGCATGGGCCGATGCCACGATGGCCCGGCTGGCGCAAGTAGAGGGCAATCTTGGATCGCTGCAGCGCGGGTGGAATGCCGTTGTCGGAGCTGCGAAATCAGCATGGGACGCCATGCTCGGAGTTGGCAGAGGATCATCTCCTGGAGAAGCGCTGGCCGGGATCGACGCGAAAATCAAATCTTTGCAGGAAGCATCGGCGGCACAGGCCCGCGCACCAACCTTGCAGGGCTGGCTGACGACGCGCAACGCCAGCGGCACGATTGCCGACCTCGAAGCGCAAAAAGCCGCGATGATAGAAATCAACCGGCTGGCCGGATCGCGCGCTGCATTCGAGCAAGCCGCAGCCACTCGCGTCAAGGCGCTGGCCGAGTACGATGCCTATCACCTGGGGAATCTGACCAAGGCCGAAAAAGCCGAAAAGGAGATTCTCCATGTCAAAAATATGATGGTCGCCGCCGGCAAGAGCGAAAAAGAGATCGCCGCCGAGATCCTGCTGATCAAGGACAAATACAAGGAGGCGGAAAAGAAAGGCGGCGGCAGCCAGCGGGTGCCAAAGGAGATTCCTGACTACACGAAGCTCGCCGAGTCGATCAGCAAATACGTCGCGCAGCTCGAAGCCGAGACGGCCGGACAGCAAAAGCTGACAGAAGCGCAAAAGCTCGGCGTGGAAGTCCGGCGCAAGCTCAGCGAGGCGCATCAGTCTGCCCTGTCCGCCAGTCTCGAAAAGGCGCGCGATCTCGAAATTTCCCTGGAAATGCAGCGGCTGATGCGGCAGGCGGAAGAAGAGGCGGCGAAGGCGCTCCAGGCGCGCGCGGACAAGCTGCGCTCCGGCGCCGAAGCCATCGTTGCGGACACCCTCAAGATCCGCGAGCACACGGCAGAAATCGGCTTGTCGGCATCGGCAATCGCCAACCTCAAAGCTGCGCGAGATTCCGACACGCTGGCTACCCTGCAGAACGAACTGGCGCTGCTCGACGCCACTGGCCAATGCACCGCGTACAGCGAGGCGCTGCGGGATAACGTCGCTGCGTTGAGAGACAGGGCCGATGCGCTGCAATCCGACTCCATCATCCAGGCAAGTTTTGACGCGGCGAAAGAAGCGGAGAAAACTTGGAAAGACACGGCCAAGTCAATCGAGCAGTCGATCACCGACGCGCTGATGCGAGGCTTTGAGAGCGGCAAGGATTTTGCCAGCAATCTCAAAGACACGCTCATCAACATGTTCAAATCGCTCGTCCTGCGGCCGATCATCCAGGCGACGATCACCGGGTCCGTGTCTGGCGCCGCAGGGGCCGCGACCATCGGCACGGCAGGCGATCCCGGATCGATCAGCATCGGCGGCGGCGGAATATCGTCGATGCTCTCGACCGTCAAATCAGCCTACGACATGATCACCGGCGGCGCGTCGAACACCTATGCCGCGTTGGCGAAATCCACCGTCGGCCAGTCGCTTGGCCTGTCCGAGGCCGTCTCTGGAGGGCTCGGCGTGCCGAGCGTTCCGGGCGGGGTGGCCGGGGCAAGCTCGTTTTCGTCGGTGCAGATCACCTCTCTCGGCGAGTCGATCGGCGCAGGGCTGGCCACCGTTGGCGGCGGCGTCATCGGCAGCGCTATCGGCACCGCCATAGCCGGAGACAAGCGAGTTGTCGATGGAGTCAGCAGCGCTACCGTCGGCGCAGCCATCGGTGCGGTTTTCGGCCCGGTAGGAGCGCTTGCCGGCGGCGTGATTGGCGGCATTGTCGATGCGGCTTTCGGCAGCGGCGCGAAGATCGTAAAGGCGTCCGGCATCTCCGGAACGTTCTCGGGCGCCGAGTTCAGCGGGCAGAGTTGGGATTTCTGGCGCAAAAAAGGCGGATGGTTCGGCGGCGGCGGCAAAGGAACCGATTACGCTCCGATCGATCCGGAGATGGAGGCTGCGCTTACTTCAAGTTTCGCGCTGCTCAAGCTGCAAGTTGGCAAAGCGGCGCAGGATCTTGGTGTCGATACCCAAGCGATCGCCAATTACTCCAAAGCCATCCAGGTTCAGCTTGGCGACGACGCGGCGGCAAATTCGCAGGCGATTGCCGATATGCTCGACGGAATCAGTGACGACCTCGCCAAGCTCGCGCTTGCCGGATCGGATTTCGGCCGGGCTGGCGAAACCGCAGCGCAAACTTTGGTGCGGCTGTCCTCGTCGCTTGTCGCCGTCAATGACGGGCTGGATCTGGCGCATCTCAAAACCATGGGAGTCAGTCTGGCGGCCGGCGCAATGGCAAGTTCCCTGGCGTCGGCCATGGGCGGCATTGACGGATTCCGCGCTTCGATCTCTTCGTACTACGATGCCTATTTTTCCGACGCAGAAAAACAACAGGATTTGCTGTCCAGCCTCACAAAATCCTTTGCCGCCATGGGGCTTGCGCTACCTGATAGCAAAGCGGCATTCCGCGCGCTGGTCGAAGGGCTTGATTTGACGACGGCGGCCGGGCAAGCGACGTTCGCCGGCATGATGTCGCTTTCTGGCGCTTTTGCCCAGATGGCCGACACCGCACAGGCAGCGGCCGACGCGACGCGAGCGGCAGTTGCCGAGATGGCAGACAATCTTTCCGAAGCCTTCCGCGAAGCACAGGCCCGCATCAAGGAAGAGTCCGGCGCAGCGCGCAAAGCCGAGATTTCCGCGCGCCTGGAAGCGGAAGCCGAGGCACGCGAAATGGCGTCTGGGTTTGCGAGAAGCCTTGGCGAATCGTTCAAGGCGCTGCAAAGCGAACAGTCGCAGTCCATGCGTGGCGGCTACATCGGCGGGCTTGCGTATTCGGCTGCCGAGTACGAGGCGGTGGGCAGTTTTGCGAAGTTTGTCTCCGATGCCAACGCCGCGTTGGACGAGATTGCCAAGTCGCCATTGGCCAGCACGCTGACGGACTACACGGCTGAGATTCTGGCGCTGACGAAACAGATCAAGGACCAAGCCGCCGACAAGCTGTTTTCCAGCCGGATGATGGATGGCGACATTGACGGCGCAATGGCCGCGCTGCTCTCGAAAACGGAACTGTCGTTCGAGAAGTTCATGACGGACGGGAAATTCAACGCCGGGGCATTCAATGCCGACTTTGAGATGAAGCAACTTGATGCTGGCAGAATAATTGGCGAATACATGTCGGCCAATGCGCTCAAGCTGCAAAACGCCGGTGGGGTGGGCGGGTTCAACCCGGAATCGGTTTCACAGGAAACGCGTGCCACGCTGCGGCGCGAAGTCGCCAAGGAGCTCGGCGTTGCCGGCAACGAAAATCTCACCGCGCTGCTGTCCGGTGTCATCGACTCGGTAGTCAATTCGCAACTCACGGATCGGTACAGCCCGAGGGGTCCGGGGGTCGCATCGGTAGCCTACGCTCAGGCAAATTATGAGTCCGCGTCGGAGACTAAATACGTCAATGGCCGGCTCGTCATGGGCAGCAGGGCAATCGCCCTCGCCGAAGGGCTGGAAAAACTTGAGCGGGCATTCAGCGCCGGCAAGATCACGGTCGTCGATTACAACCAGGGCCTGGACGTACTGCACAAGACGCTTGGTGACACCATCCCGGACATAAACGATTCGCGTCTTGCCGCTGGCGCCGCGGCAATGCAAGTGGCTTTTGCCGGCATGTCGTCGGTATCGTACTACTTCGGCCAGATCGGCGAAGAAGTCTCGCGCATGGCAGCAGCAGCCAAGGCGGCAGCGGAGCCGGTGGCGCTTGTTTCTGGCAGCATCGGGCGCATGAACTCGGCAATGAGCGTCTTCCAACAGTCTGCGAGCGCATGGATGGGCGGTGCACTCGGCATGATGGGCGCGGCACAGGAAATCATAAGCAGCGACTCGGCGACCGACAATCAAATTGACGCCGCACGAGAATTGTTGGGACAGGGTGACGCGATCCGGACTGAGGCGCTCAAAGAAGGCTCGCAGTATCGTGCCGCAGTGCTGGTATCGATGGCAGCAGGGATTGCCTCTTCGGTGCTCACCACGCAATCCGCAGCCGATGCCGCGAAAAAGATCGCAGATAAAGCGTCGTTTGCCGGAGTCGGAGCAACCAAGCTGCGCGACGTGTCGCTGCTCCTCGATGGGCTGACGGCGTTTGATTCCGTTGCGCTCGAGGGCGTTTTCAATAAGCTGGCCAATGCGCTATCGACGAAACAGATCAGCGAAGCGCAGTTCATCGACCTGTTCAACCTCAGCATCTCGACCTTCACGGACGAAACCAAGCTCCTCGAAAGCGAGTTCGGAAGGTTGCGCGACACGGTACGCAGCCTTGCCGACGCTCTGTTGGTTGGTGATCTCTCGACGCTCAACCCGGGGGCAAAACAAGCCGAGGCGCAGCGCCAGTATGACGAAACGCTGGCAAAAGCAAGGGCTGGTGACGAGCAAGCGTTGGGCGAACTCGACACCGTAACGCGCAACCTCTTGAGTATCGGCAGGCTGTCGGCAGCAAGCGCGGTGGAATATGCCACGCTATTTGGCACGGTCATCGCGCAGCTTCGCAGCGTCGAATCGTCCAGCGCCTTGACGCTAGCGTCGAAAGCCGCCCCTCGTTTGTCTCTTCCGGCTTTCGCTTCCGGCGGATATTACGAGGGCGGGCTTGCGCTGGTCGGCGAGGCCGGTCCCGAACTGATCAATTTCGATCGTCCGGGGCAGGTTTATAACTCGGCCAAGACCTCGAAAATCAACGCAGAATTGGTGTCCGAAATGCAGGCCATGCGTGCCGAAATCGCCTCGCTGCGCCAGGAAAATAACGCCGGCAACGCGGCAGTAATCAATGCCACGAAGCGGTCGGCGAAAGCACTGGAGAAATGGGACGCTGACGGATTGCCGGAGCCCGCGGTATGAAAATGATAACCCCGACGAAGATAACGGATGCCATGCTCACCAGCAGCACTGTCCCGGAAACGGACCATGCCGCATGGGTGGCAGGAACAACCTATGCGCTCGGCGCGTATTGCCTCCTCACATCCACGCATCGGATCTACAAGAGCTTGCAGGCCGGCAATACCGGGCATTCTCCGGACGAGTCTGCGTCGACATGGTGGCTTGATGTCGGGCCAACAAATCGGTGGGCCTGCTTTGACAACATCGTCAGCACGCAAACCAGCGGCGGAACGTCAATGACCGTGGTACTGGCTCCGGGCGCAATCAACGCGCTGGCGCTGATCAATATAGCGGCCACAGAGCTTATCGTGACGATGACCAGTGGCGCGACCACGGTCTATTCGCAGACCATTGGTCTGATTGCGCAGCTGAAAATGGCGGATTGGTACGGGTATTTTTTCGAGCCAATCTCGCGCAAATCGGATGTTGTGCTGCTCGATCTGCCGACCTACGCAAACTGCGTGATTACGATAACGCTCACGGACCCGTCCGAAGTACTGGTCGGGAATCTCATTGTCGGCATATCAGCAACGCTCGGACTTACGCATGCCGGGCCGAAGATCGGCATCACGGATTATTCGCGCAAAGAGACTGATGCGTTCGGTAGCACGATCCTCACGCAGCGCAGCTACAGCAAATATATGAGCGTCAGCATGATGCTGGACAGCTCTGCCGTCGATGGTGTGGCCGCGGCTTTGTCCGCCGTCCGGGCGACTCCGATAGTCTGGATCGCATCTGAGAAGCATTCAAGTCTGGTCGTCTTCGGATGGGTCGGGGATTTTGAAATTGATCTTGCGACAAGATATTACAGCCACTGCTCGCTGCAAATTAAAGGATTGATATGACTATAACCGCATTGCCCGACGCGCCAAGCCGCTCGGACTCGGCGACATTCGCCACCAAGGCAGACGCGCTACTCGGCGCGCTGCCTGGATTTGTCACGGAAATGAACGCCGAGTCGGCCCGCTTGTCGGCGCTCGGATTTGGCAGCTACTCGGCCACCAGCGCGACCAGTCTTGCAGTCGGGACGGGCAGCAAGAGCTTGACTTGCGAGGCTGGCAAGGGCTTCGTCGTCGGGCAGCCGGTGATGATTGCGTCGACCGCATCTCCGTCAAACTACATGATCGGCCAGGTCACGAGCTATGACAGCGGAACTGGCGCACTGG